CTTATATTGATTATCCGGCCACACACCGACAGGAGTGCCGTGAGCGAAACCTACGCCGGCATTTTCTGGAGGTAGATTATTAGATTTGCTAGTCGCAACGGCAGCACCAGCCATACCGACTACTCCGACGGGAGCAGCTGCGAGAAAACCAAATAGACCACGACGCTTCATTGTATTCCTTTCAATGGTTGGAACGAGTGAGGAACTCGCCTGCCAATCCGTCGGCCACAGATAGAAACCAGAAAAATCTCTGTGCTCTCCATCCTCGTTGTGTCTGGTTAACACCAACCGACATTATTTAACATTATACTACTTTTGGCGCGAATTGTAAACTATTATTTCACTACCCTCAGGAGGATGGTCTCCGGCGTAAGACGACCGCGGACCGGTACAGACACGGTGGTGATACTGTCCATGATCTCTCGCAGGACCACCTTGCCGCCGGTCAATACCTTCTGAAGGAAGTCGCTGGGCTTACGCAGACGCTTCGACATGGAAGCACCCTCGTTGAAGCCGGTGACGCTCACGGTCTTGATGCCCAAACCGCCGGCGTCCTGCGCTCGATACACGGAGAGCATGCGCGTCTTGGTGTTGAACGTCCACAGCTCCTGAGCCGCCAAGATCTGCTGGGGCTCGACAGAGACCAGCTTGTATTCCTGATCGTTCTTCTGGTACTTCAGGTTCTTAATCTGCTTCTCGACCGAGACCGTACGAGGCTTGCGATTGGCCTTGCGAACACGCTTGGCGTTCTCCGAGAACTTGTCGGCGCCGTCTACGATGCCCTTGTAGAAAGCAAGCGACTTCTCGATACGAGTCTTGCTGTACTTGCGATAAGCGAAGTTGAGGTCCGGGTCGGTACCCGCCAGCACCTCCTCCAGCTCCATGGCCATCTTTTGGTAATAGTCCGCGATGTACGCGGCGTAGATGGCCGGGATGTTCTTCTTCTGCATGTAGTCGTAGATGTTGAACGGCTGGGCGTTGTCGATCATGCTCTCGAGGTCGCCGATGATGTCGCGAGCCTTGTCACGAATGGAAGCCTGCACGTCTCGAGACGGACGAGACGGAGTCCTGGCTTCTTCCTCGGCCGCAGTCTGACTGCGCTCGATGGAACGAGTGACTCGGTCTAGGAGGAACTCCTTGGTGCGGTCGGTGATCTTGCCGCCGCGCGTGAGGATGCGGCAGATCCAGCCGGCAGTCAGGGGGACCTGACCGTCAGCGACGCTGCGCATCAGGCGAGCGACGTTCTTCTTACCGATCTTGTCCATGTACTCTACGATGTACTCGCGAGCGTCTGAAGCTCGGCACATGTAGCTGTACCACGTATAAGCGGTAGTGAGCTGAAGATCGGTCAGCACTTCGCCGGTGTACTTCGGCTCTGCGCCTAGGTACCGAGTGTTGACCAAGTACTCTTCGGTCTTAGACACGCGAGTCTTCTTCTCGCGCTTGAAGAGACGACGACTAGGATTTGATTTTGCCATGTGCCTATTATACCAAGACGGTCAGCCGATGTACACTAAAAAAGAAGGGGGAGGTTGCCCTCCCCCGTTCTATTAGGCCGCGTTGGCCATCTCTACGGCGGTCTCGAGCGCTCGAGTCTTGAGCGTCTTGTTGTGGCCGTACCAGGCGTTGGTCAGACGGTTGTCGACGTTCCGGCCCATGATGTGGTCGGTCATGAACGTGACCGTGTTGAACAGCTGCCAGAAGGTGCCGCGAGCGTACTCGGCGCCGGGCTGAGTGTGCATCATCTCGAGGGCCAGCTTGGCGTTACGCGAGAACTTGATCTCTTCCTCGTCTTCCGCGCCGGGGAAGATGGTCGAGAAGTAGTCGAGAGCGTGCTCGTGAGTGGCTCGCTTGGAGCCGAGGAACTGAGCCATCTCCTTGTACTTCGTGAGCTTGTCCGTGGCGATACCCAGCATGCTCTTGACGTCTTCAGCCTTGAACTCCTTGCGGTGCGAGATCTTGGCCATACGCTCGACGGCCGAGTTCAGCGACAGCGTCAGAGTGTTGTTGCACACGACGCGAATCGGAGTGAAGCGAATGTCGGTCGAGTAGCCGTACTTGTGGAAGTTCGAGAAGAGCAGATACGAGTCGATGCGATCGCCCTTGAACAGCTCGAACGACTCCTTCACTCGAGCCAGACCCCACACGACCTGACCGCCCTTGAGCGAGCCGGCGGTGTGCATCTCCATGTCACCAGCCATGATGTACTCGTTGAAGAACTCGAAGGCTTCCTGGTTCTGGACCGGATTCCAGTCGTCGGTGACGACGTCGAGCATCTTGTGGTCGCTGTTGCGGACTAGAGCCGAGCGGTTGACACGGACCTTCTTGCCGTTGATCGTGGCAAAAGCCGGGATCTTCTCGACGGTCCAGTCGAGCTGAGCAGCCTGGAGCATCTGCGCCGGGGTCAGGTCGGCCGGGACTTCCTTGCCTAGGCCGTGCCAGGGAACCTGACCGACATAAGCCATTGCGGGGACGCCATTCACATCTTCGATTTCATGAGCCATAATGTAGTTTCCTTTCGATTCAGACTGGATGTTCCCATCCAATAAAATCATTTTACCCCAAGTGCCACTGAATGTACACTGTTATTTTCAAAAGATTGAGATATTGTGGTGCTTGAACATCTTGACTACGGCAGAGACGTAATCTGCAGTCTTCTTGATAAAGACTTGAGGCTCGTCGTTGTCTACGCCGATGACGATGGCGATCTGGGGGATGTGTATTCCAGTCCTCTCTCCCGTCATAAGAGCATAACAAGTAGACTGCAAGAAGTAGTTGAGGATGTCTGACTCTTTCTTGTATCTCTTGGCAGTCTTGTAGTCTACGATAGACTTGACTCCATCGAACTCCGCAATCAAGTCTGTCTTACCGGCGGTTCGAAGACGATGAGAGTAGAGAGGATGCTCGATGCCGTATATCTCACCCAGCCGGTTGTCTAGGACATTCTTCATGTCTTTGAACATGGCCAGGTTGATGGGCATGACGCCTTCTGCGTACGTGGGATCGTTTAGTACGTACTTCTCGAGGATGTTGTGGACGCGAGTACCGCGATTGGCAGCAACGGCGGAGACTCTGTTCGCCTCTTCTTCTCCTACTCTCTTGCGCCAAGCAAGTAGGCCGCTCTTGTCCGTGTACTTACCTATAACAGTAGTCACCGACGGGTACTTCTCCCCCGTCGGTGTGGTGTAGTAGCGCTTCTCGTCTATGATCTCTGACGGTAACTCAAAACGCTCAAATAATGCATGCTTAAACACTGATACCTAGTCTGTCTTTGGTGATAATGTAGTCTTTCACTAGCGCGCTTCTTACGATGTCCTGCTCTTGGAAGTCCACGAACTCGAACGAACGCATCGCCTTGATGATGCTCATGAACTTGATGATGCCGGATCTCTCGTGCTCTCTGCGAAAGTCTGACTGGCGAAAGTCTCCGCACATCAAGACTTTGCAGTTCTTGCCTACTCGAGTGATTACAGAATCGAGCTCACCAAGGTCCATATTTTGGATCTCATCGGCGATAATGATGCAATCATTAAAAGTAGTGCCGCGTACGAAAGAAGTAGATATGAACTCCAAGAAGCCCTTAGTGCAGAGATTCGCGTAAGCATCTCCTCGCCCAAAGAGTTCAGTGCAGATTGCTGTATAGGGTGCTTCATATACTCTAGATTTCTCTTTATTATTACCGGGCAGGAAGCCCATGTCACGCGTGGGAACCACGCTTCTCACTAGTACCACTTTCTCGTAGGGCGACTTGCCCTCGAGGACCTGCTTCAATGCCAGATACAGAGAGAGGAAGCTCTTGCCCGTACCAGCCACGCCATGAAGCAGTATGTTGTTCTCTTCTTCGAAGTACTCAAATGCCAGACGTTGATTGTCTGTCAGCGGAGAGATCGACTTTATCTGAAAGCTATGCTTGAATAGATAATCATGACCGACTTCCTCATCTATACCAGCCTGGCGAAGTTTTCTTTTTTCTTTTCTCGTAAGTCTTCTCTGCTGCATTGTACTCTACTAGAAGGTGTTGACGGTGCTCTTCGTGAATCCTCGAGAGTGTTTCTTCTTGATCTCTTTGAGGTGGTCTCGGAAGGCGTTATCCGGCTTCTTGAGACCGAGGCGAACGGTGTCGCCAATAGCAGGGGCCCCGATGACCTGCTCAAGGTGCTTATTCTTCTTACAGAACTTGTCGAGATCGGAGATAGACAGGTACTCTGTCGTCTCTTCTCCGGTCTCCTTGTTTATGAATGTATATGTCGGCATCTGTTTCTCTGTTATTTAGCTAGACTTCGTCGTCGTAGTCGTCATTTTGCTCGAGAAGGCCGTCTACGTCTCGGGTCTTCATCGCGCGCTGCATGCGCTTAGCACGCTTCTTCTCGAGGTATTCTGACTTACGACCGTACGGATTATACTCATACTCGAAGTCGTCGTCGTACCGATCACGGTACCTATTATTTCTGCTCTTGCTCATCGCCCAGGAGTCCCGGAAATGCCTCTTTGACTAGTTGCGGAGTGATGCCCTTGTAAGGGATCTTCTTGTCTTTGACAGCGCAGAGTAGGTCTGCGTCGGCCGGAGCCAGCGACTCCAGCAGTTCTACGAACAGAGTCTCTCGCCGAAGCGGCTTCAGGTCGTTCTTGCCGCCCTCTACGAACAGGTACAGCTTACGAGCTTCTGAGTACAGGACTCCCTCGAGGTCAACCAGCTCGTTCTTCTTGAACGGCGGCGCGCCCTCGGGTAGCAGCCACTTGACGTTGGGATGATAAGCTCCCTGCAAGATAGTACGCAGAGCGAAGTTGTCGTGCTTCCTCAGCTCTGCGATCTTATCAGCCTTGCGGTTAATCTTGGATACTTTCTCCAAGATCTCCGCTACACCTAGTTTCATGTAAAGTCTCCCATAGATTCCATCAGGTTCTTAAGTCGATTGGCAATGAAGTAGTTCATCATCTTGGAGCCGTTCTTGCCTTCCTGCTCCTCGTACGAAGCGCGGATCTTCTCCTTGTACTCCTTGGGCGTAAACCGAAGGTCGATCAGGCGAGAGTTGCGCATGTAGTTACGATAATTTTCGTGGTCGAACTTACCGGGCAGGCCGGTCTCGATCAGCTCTTCCACCTTCTTCTGAGTCAGAGTCTTCTGGCGCTCACCCACGACGAAGCAGTTATCGGGTGACAGGATATTAGGAATGCCGTCGCCCTTGTCGCCTCGCATGATGTGCTCTTCGAGGTACAGCTCGGGGTCCTCGCAGACGATCATCTTCTTGCGAGTAGGATCGTACTGCTTGACGCCGTCGTAGTGGAGCTGGTTGAAATCCTTGTCGCCAGACAAGATCATGATGGAGTCGGTCTTATGAAAGTCATTGACCAGGGTGCCGATCACGTCGTCGGCCTCGACACGCTCGATGTGAATGACACGATACGGGAAGAACTCCTTGAGCTCCGCACGGATCTTGTTCATGCACTCGAAGATGCTGGCCCAATTGAGCTCAGACGTCTGCTGGCTCTTGCGGCGGTTTGCCTTGTAGTAGGGGAAGTAGTCGCGGCGCCAGCTGTTGGCTCCGTCGGCCGCGATGATCAGCTCGCCGTACTCGTTACGAAACTTGACGTTGAGCGAGCGAATGGTGTTGAGGATCATGTGCCGCACCATGTTCTCGTCTACCGCGGCATTGGTATGATTCCCAATCTGTACCATGAGATTGGAGAGCATGACCTGATTGAGGTCCAGAATAAGCATGATATAACTCTCAGGTGTCTTTCTTAGACTTGTCGATAAACTTCATGTGGATTTCGTCTACGATCGTAAACTCGTCGTTCTCGTCCCGGACGAAGATCTTGTCGGCCACGTCTTGGAACGGATGGTAGACGTCGTAGTACTTGCAGAGCAGAGAGTGTAGTGTCTCTACTAGGAAAGATCCATACTTCAACTCGTTCTCTGACTTAAAGTCGGAGAAGTCAAAGCCGGCAGCATACAGGCGCTCGAAGAGCATCTGGGATATTGCCATGAGAGTCTCATTCACATGAATGAGCTTCATACTATCTACGCCCGCCATTACGTCTTCCTCGCTAGCCGGAGGAGTAACTATTGGTCGGGCGTTCTTCACGGGGAAGTTGATGATTTGTGCCGTCATTGATTTTCTACAGTACACATAGTACCATTATATTTATATTTCGGCCGAATGTACACTACTTTTTATCCGACCCTGTAAATAAATTTCTTTTCATGCTTCTTGGGCGCTCTAATACCCACCGGATACATCATTGCCAGTTCTGTTAGATTATCCTGCCACTTCTGCAGGATAAGCCTGATGTCGAAGCGTTGGTTTGCGTATGCAGCAACAGCTTCGGCTCTCTTATTCATTGCCTGTCTGTTAGTCTTATACTGCTCGATCACGTAGTCCAGATTTGCTGCAAAGATGTTGGCGTGCGTCATCTTGTCTGCAGCGCCGTGATACATGTGAGTCAGAGATCCAGACGTATCGGGCAGGGCGCCGTAGTTTGGGTGCACGCAAGATAGGCCAGCCGACATCGACTCCATCAGGACTCGACACCCGGTCTCGAGATAGATCGAGGGATACGCTAAGATATGACACTTGGTAATATGATCCTTGACAACGTCATTTGGTTGAAATCCATGATAAGTCATCTGGGGGTGATCCTTGATGATCTTATACAGCGGCTCAAAGTTCTTGTCTGCGTCATCCCAGCCATAGATCTTGAAGCTGGAGAACACGTCGAGGTGAATCTCGGGGTGCTTCTCAGCCAGTCGCTGGAATACCGGCACTAAGATCTCTAGGCCGCGATGAGGAGTGGAGCAGTAGACCAGACGAATCTTGTCGTCCTGCATCTTGCTGTTCCAGTCCGGTGTAAGCGGCGTGATGCCGTTCTCGATGACCACGTCGCGATCAGAGTACTCCATGCCGAGGACGTATTGATAACGCGAGTACTGCCAGTTAGAGACGAAGACGAACTTATGAAAGTTCAATCGGAACTGCGGGTCTCTGAACTTGGCCGACTCGGGATCTTCTGGAAGGTCGTGCACGTTCATTACACGAATCTTGTCTTCCTTTAGGTCTCGCGGCCTAGAAGGAATGATCTGAAACTGTTCTAGGAGATCACGTGGAATCGTGCCGTCATAGATGGAACGAAGCATAAGCTCCGTTCCGCCCTGCGCGTTTGCCGACACTTCATTCTTCTCAAGCAAGTCATAATTGTTCATGATACACTCATTAATTCATTGGCAAGTAGTTGTTCGTAATCCACGTTCAATAGACGATGGCGATTGAAGCGCACTACATCTCTGTGAGCATTGATCTTGACGCTAAGTTCAGAATATTTATTGACGTAATTCCGGACGTTCTGGACTATGATCTCCTGACGATCTATTAGATTCTCTACGTCATCATGGTTCTCATCAAATAGGAAGTCATATGTCTTGAAACCGAATCTCTTCAGAGATTTTAAAGAGTATGGACCGCCGTTGATCATGAACGGCCGCATCATCAGTATAGACTTTACCGTCTTCTCTGTAATCAGGGAAAGATCCAACGGGTCAGGATAGAAGTATACTACGCCGGTCTCTGACACGATGTCATAATACGTCTTCCACAGTTGTTCTGGGAAAGCGGGCAGAGATTTTGGTCGATTGTCGGTAAATGTATACTCGTCCAGAGTCATTACGGGGAGCGAGCCGTTATTCTGGACTATTTGATTCTTGACCGCCGTGGCGTAGGCAGTCTCGGAAGTTATGCTATGGGTGTTGTATTGAGTAAGATGGCCGTTGCTAATGAAGCCTTCACCATCCAGATTCTGCGACTTCAATCCATGAATAAGTGTCGATCTATGAAATCGCGGCGTTCTATTCAGGCACGTAAACTGCCGTTCTTTTTCTAGACCGTTTAGACGCTCGAGCTCGTCTTCGGCCGGATATATCTCGCATAACTCATTGGCTGAATATTTGAGTAGCAGCGGACTCTGAATGAACTTGAACTTATTATAGAACCACTGCTTGATGAATGCGGCCTGCCGTGGCACTATCTCGCCGGCATTCAGCACGATGATTTCGTTTTCTACACCAGAATATACGCCTCGCATCAGGAACAACCACTCGAGCTGCTTCACAAATGCAGTGTATTCCAGGTGCGGAATCGTCTCTAAGTCGTGCGCGAATAGTAAAGGAATATTGTTGTCATGGAGTCGCTTCAACTTTGACTTGCCCAGCATCTGAAAGAACACTGGAAAATCAAAGTTGAAGTGATCCAGACAAATGAAGTAGTAGTATTTCTTGTTAGGATCAAAATTTTCAACTGCATGATAAGCTTGAAAAGTAATCTTCTTTCCAATGCAGTTGATATACGTTTTAAGTATTTCGGAGTTATAATGCTCGATCCATTCCGGAGACAGGGACTTCAGTCTGTCACTGAGAGTATATGGTTGACCATATCTGTCAATACTCTCAACAAGAAATACTATGTCGGACATTAAGCCTGACGGGTTACGAAGTTCTGCCTGATCTTATTAGCCTTGAAGTAACGCATCACAAGGTCTACCACCACAGAGGGCTCGAACGTCTTGCACGAGAAGACGTCTAGGTACATGGTATTCGTCTCGTTGACGAAGTGTGCGCAGATGTTCGAAGTCTCGATCAACTGAACCAGAGTGTATCCAGCCTTGTTGCCAGAACCGAAGTTCACGATCTGCGGCTCTCCGTAAGCCACCATGTCGATATCATTGACCAGCTGCTTCGTGAAGTTGTAGATCACGTGTTCGCTGGTGATGGCATCGGGAGAACAGCCCGAGCAGTCTAACATGAGATGAAAGCCCCAGTGACTCATTTTTATTTGATTCCTTGTTAGTAGACGTTATCGAGGATCTGTACGTAGTCGACAGAGTTGATTCGAAACGAGCGCCAGCCGCCGTTCTGAACATCCCACACGGCTAGGACGTCAGGATTTTCCTTGTGGAAATTCTTTTCCTTCTCCTGCTCTTCGGGATTCTTCTGATGCACCTCGGGGAGATAGTTAGTCATCAGCGTGCAACGCATGGAACGGCGCTCGCCGTTAACCTTCGTAAAGGTCACTTCCACGATGTTGTTTCGCAGGTCTTCCAGGATAGTATCGCGCTTGTATTCCATGTTCTAGTCTCCGATCAATAGCTTTCGTGAGTTTCTAACTCTTTCTTCTACCAGCTTATTTAGCTCAGTAAATCCGCCGATATAGAACCCGTCCACGACGATGACCGGATAGGTCTTCGCCGTAGAGTACCTTTCTACTAGGGTCTCCCGTGTGAAGTCGACATCCAGTCGATTCTCCACGTACGGGATTCCCGTGTTCTTTAGCAAGTCTTTGGCTGCGTCACAGAAGCCGCAACCGGGACGAGTATAGATCTCAACGTGCATGTTTCCTCATTAGATGGCGTGTTTAACGATGCTCTTGTAACGATCTGCGGCGTACGTAGCAGCGAATGCGTTTGGTTTGACCATAGGAATCACGTTGCACATGCCGCGGATATACCCGATGGCTTCCTGCATTACGCAGTTAGAACCCTGCTTCTCGTCAGAGTTAATATCTAGGTGAATCTCGAAGTGACGTTCCCCGATGGCTTCTGCCAGTTCGAGATATAGACCCGCTACCTTGTACACCTCATTCATGAGTCTGAAGCGAGGGCGGTCCTTACGCTGATCATAATCGCGCTCAGTGACGACTTCACCGAAGAGCTTGCAGCCTTTACACCCATCATAGTGGATGACGACAGCCGTGATGTAATCCGCATACCACACGTCGCCGGAGTTATATCGTTCAGAATCCGATCCGAGATATATTTTGGTGGATGCAGAAGTGCTCTTAATGAACGCACGGACTTCGTCAAGATTTAGTTTCTTTCTCATAGTACTTACTCAAATCTACATGATTCTTCTTACGTTTAATTTCTTGTTCTCGTTGAAACTTGGATTCTTGGATCGACAAGTATACTATGAAAATAACACATAGTATAGCAAAGAAAATCTGAATCCAAATACCAAGTACCTGGAAAAATGCCCAAGTTTCTAACCACATATATCACCTAAAAATTGGCGCGTCCGGAGAGATTCGAACTCTCGACACTGGACTGGCAGACCAGTACGTTACCATTACGCCACGGACGCTTGATTGGTGCGGACGGAGAGATTCGAACTCTCGACTACTGGGTGGAAGCCAGGTACGTTACCATTACGCCACGCCCGCAAATTTTACTTCTTACGTCTATTCCTGTTGTTGCGCTTCTTCGATCCGATCTTACGTCGACCCTTGCGCGGTCGGTTCTTATTAGGCCAAGGCATTACAGACTCTTCATAAATATCGTCATGGATGCAAATCAACAACTAATGATGTGGCTCGCTCTAGAGCGAGGGTGCAGCTGTGAGATCTGCGGAGTCGGCATCTGGCTGAAGAAGCTCCAGGCTGATAAGCGACTGCCTGATTATTTAGTATTGTACCATAGAGACGGCCAATTGTACAACAAAAATATCGACAATGTTGCTCTAAGGTGTGTATATTGTTCGAAGCATCCAGACATCAAGGGCGAGAGTTTCAAGCATCCCAAGAAGAAGATGAATCCCGACCACATTCAAGCCGGTAGAGTGTGGTACAACAACGGCATCATTAACAAGTTCGTGGACCCGGCAGAAGTCCACCTGTTCAAGAAGATGGGTTGGGAAAGGGGCAGGATGGTCCCGCCCAAAGACAAGCTGCCACCCAATCATGCCGGCAAGATACGAATCACGAACGGCATAATCAATAAGTTTTGGGATCCAGTCAATCCCATACCAGACGGATGGTGGAGAGGCAAGCTAAACTACTCTAAGCTAGAGAAGTACGACTACCTCTCTCTATAGGTTGCTCTTCCTGACTCTACAGAATATCCACTTGTTGTACCAGTCGTCAGACTCGAGCACTCTATACTCGAACTGCAACCTGGCCTCGTGATACGTAGCTTCTGACTTGGTCCTACACAACACCAAGATCTCGCGAGCAAACTTGTCCTCGCCGTACTTGACTACGTCGGCGCATAGCTCCTCGGATGAGCCATAATACTTCTGCCAGTCTGACTCGAGCTTCAGTCTCTTGGCACGCTTACGCCCCTTGATCTTCTTCTTTCTAGAAGACCAGAACCATTTCTTGCCGATATACTTCTTGTTGTTGACAGTGTTCGTGATGAGGTATACGAAGCCGTAGTGGTCCCCGATATCCTCACTCACAAATTCTTTCATTCCATAGGTCCATGTCATGAACCTATTTATGCTACAGGCTTAGACCCTTGAAAGTATCTTTGCTAACGTCCTGCTTAACGCCGCCGACGACGTACGAGGTGATCTCGGTCTCCTGCGGAGCGACCTGTACCTCGCCGCCAGAAATCCACTTCTGAGTCCACGGCAGCGGGTTAGACCCGCCTTTGTACGGCGACTCTAGACCGACCGCGGTCATACGCTTATGAGCGATCCACTCGATATACTGGCAAAGCAGTTGCTCGTTTAGACCGATCATCGATCCGTCCTTGAACAAGTACTTGGCCCAAGCCTTCTCCTGCTCTACGGCAGAGATAAACATCTCTGTGCATTGCTTCTCAGTCTGCTTTGCAATCTTTACAAAGTCCTTATCATCTTGTGGGAGAACCCTAAGCAACTGCTGAGTACCAGCCAGATGCAGGTTCTCATCTCGGCAGATCAGCTTAATGATCTTGGCATTACCTTCCATCTTCTTTACTTCAGCGAATGCCCATGAGCACGCGAAAGAAACATAGAAGCGAATGCCTTCAAGGATATTGACGGACATAAGAGCTAACCACAGAGCTTTCTTATGTTCATGCTCATCATAGAATGTATTCTCTGCAGCCAGAGCTACAGTTAATTCAATTAGCATATCATAGTACTTGCCGATATCAGAAGCACAATCAACGATCTCTTTTACATCCATCAGTTCATCGAACACTTTCGATGGGTCAGAATATACGTTCTGAATTAGATATGAATAAGACTTTGAGTGAATAGTTTCAGAGAACGTCCAAGCCGACAGCCACAGCTCGAGTTCTGGTAGTGAACAGATAGGACCAAATGCAGCAGTAGGAGCGCGGCCCTGAACAGAATCAAGAAGGATCTGGCGCTTCAAATTAGATGTAAAGATATGTTGCTCATGCTTACTGAGCGCACGAAAGTCTTTAGCGTCACGACCAACATCTACTTCTTGCGGCCGCCAAAAGAAACCGTGCTGACGTTCCGTCAATTTATCTAAAAATGGATATTTGACTTTATCAAATCTAGCCATTGTTACTGTATCATCAAAGAAAAGTTTTTTCTTAATATGATCTTTTTTGTCTTTAATATCAAATACCGACATGAATTCTCATATGTTTTTGAATGTTAGCTTTTGTAATCTGTTTACCACAGACATTACATGGATATCTTGGTCTTTTTTTAGCGGCCGAAGAGATATTGGCTGCATGCTGTTTGCTTTTTGGTTTAAAGTAACCATCTTTCTTTTTCTTTGGTTGAGATCCTGCATATCGTTGCTTAGCCAAAAATAATTCGGGATCTTTTTGTTTTCTATTTTCAATTGCCAATTTCATTTTAGCAATTGCTTCTTTGGTATGATACATTCCGGTATGATCTATAGAATTTTGTATAGAAAATTTTCTTTTAATCCAACCATACTGTTTATTATTTCTATTTGCCATTATATTAGCTGCATATATCAAACCGGTTTCAAGTGGATATATTTTAACCAACAAAAGATGAGCAATATAGTGTTCTTCCGGTGTCAGCAAAACTAAATTATCACCGGTATCTAATCCGCCAATGCATCTTGGAATAATATGATGTTGCTCACAATAAGTATCTGTTCTTCCTCTAGAAAGTAATTGGGCTCTGATTATTAACTTGTCATAGTGGTTTTTATAGTTCATGATATCCTCCATGAACTATTTATATCCAAAAGAATCCAAGTCTAAATAGTGCAGCTTTCACAGTCGGCTTCCTCTGCCTTAGTTGCTTCGAGTTCAGGAAGTGAGATCTCACCGGCATTGTCTGCCGTGTTGAAGTAGTATAGCTGCTTGCCGCCATACTTATAGAACATGATCATGTGCTTGATCAGCTCAGACATCGGGATCTGCTCACCCTCGTAGAACTTGGGGTTATACGAGGTGTTGACCGAGATACCCTGATCCACAAACTTCTGAATAACTGCGCAGATCTTGAGATAACCTTCGGGCGACTTCTGGCTCCACAGCAGATCGTACTTGTTCTTCAGGCGACGTACGTCCGGAACCACCTGCTTCATGACTCCGTCTTTACTCTGCTTGACCGACACAAGCGAGCGAGGCGGCTCGATGCCGTTGGTGGAGTTGGACACCTGGGCCGAGGTCTCGGCCGGCATGCACGCCATCAGTGTAGAGTTACGAATACCCACGCGCTGGGCGGTACGACGCAGGGCATCCCAAGGCATGAAGTAGTTTGGCTTGACCAGCTCGTCGAGTTCTTTCTTGTAAGTATCGACAGGCATTTCACCGCGAGCGTACTTAGTCTCATTGCTCTTATGACAAGCTCCCTTCTCTTCGGCCAGCGTCACTGAGGCCTTAATAAGATAGTAGGACCACGCTTCTGCGAACTCGTGTAGTTTTGCGAGTCCTGCGTTATCGATATTGCTATAGCTAATATCGTTACGAGCAAGCCAGTAAGCAAGGTTAATGATGCCCACGCCGAGAGGTCTTCTCGCCATAGTGGATACTTCCGCAGCCGCCACAGGATAATCCTGATAGTCCAGCAGACTGTCGAGAGCCCTAACAACAAGAGTGCAAGGCCGCTCAAAATCGCTAACATCTTTAATCTTTCCCCAATTGATTGCCGCCAGAGTGCAAAGCGAGATCTCTCCCTCTTCGTCTAGGACATTATTTATTGGCTTGGTCGGCAGGTCGATCTCGCAGCAGAGATTCGACTGGCGAATCGGAGCCATGTCTTTGACGAACGCGCCGTGGTCGTTGGCATGGTCCACGTTCATCAGATAGATACGACCGGTATCCTTGCGCTCTTGCAAGAAAGTGGAGAACAGCTCGATAGCAGGTACAGACTTCTTGCGAAGCTTGGTGTTCTTCTCAGCCTTCTCATACAGCTCACGGAAACGATCTACGTCAGTGAAGAACGCGTCGTACATCTCCGGAACGTCGTGAGGCGAGAACAAGGTGATGTTACCGCCGGACAGGAGGCGCTCGTACATCACCTTGTTGAACTGCACGCAGTAGTCCATGTGACGAATACGATTGTCCTCGGTGCCCTTGTTATTCTTCAGAACGAGGAGGTCTTCTACTTCCAGATGCCAAGCAGGGTAATAAAGAGTTGCTGCCCCGTTTCTGACACTTCCTTGGCTGCACGATCGTACCGCTGACTGAAAGAGTCTGTAGAATGGTACCACGCCAGTATGCGAAGTATCCCCGTTGCGAACAGGAGAGCCGATAGCGCGAATACGACCGGCACCGACTCCAATACCAGCTTTCTGAGAAACGTACTTAGTGATCGCAGAGGCGGTAGCAGTAATCGAGTCAAGGCTGTCATCAGTCTCGATGAGAACGCAAGAGCTGAACTGCTTCTGTGGAGTGCGGAGTCCAGCCATGATCGGAGTCGGGAGAGAGATCTGGAAAGTAGAGATTGCATCATAGAATTCCTTTACCCACTGTAGTCTGTCTTTCTCGTAGTTCTTGAATAGGATCATGGAGATGAGCATCATCGCCACCTGCGGCGTCTCGTAGATCTTGCCAGTCACTCGGTTCTTTACGAGGTACTTGCCACGAAACTGCTCCATGCCGGCATACGCGATGTTGTAGTCGCGATCGTGCTGGATGTAGTTACCCAGCTCGATGAAGTCCTTGATGTCGTACGGGTTGTCACCGGTGATGTAGTCAGACGTGTAGTACCCGTCCTGAAGCACGTCGTGGTAGTGCTCCCATAACGGCTTCGGTTCGTAGTGGCCGTACACTTCCTTGCGCAGGTGATAGTTGATCAGACGGCCGGCTACGTACTGGTAGCTGGGATGATCTTCGTCGATCAGCTCGGCCGCGGCCTTGATCAAAGTCTCCTGGATCTCGGAAGTCTTCATCCCGTTATAGAACTGGATGTGAGACTTCATCTCGATCTCTGACGCTGACACGTTACTCAAGCCCTCGCAGGCCCACATAGTTACACGGTGAAACTTGTCGAGGTTCAACGGCTCGCGGCGGCCGTCACGCTTGATTACGGTCAGCGTCATCAATTATCTCCGATTGTTATTGTGTATTTAGTTAGTCTTGCAGGGTGTCACGCAGGGACGGGAAGTGTTCTGTCAGCTCGTACCAGCAGGACGTGGCGACCTCGCGATGTTCTTTCTGCGTGCTCTTATCCATGCGCAGCTGGCAATAGTGGATCCACGAGCGAACAGACCCGGCCATATACATGCGAGACACGGTCAGACCCTCGGGCAGCACGGCTCGAGCCTGCTCCTTGGCGATACCGTTGGCGATCGCCCAGCTGTAGTTACGCTTCACACTATCCAGTACGGCGTTCTGCCTGTCTACCCACTCGTCCTTCAGAGCTTGATCTTCAGTGATGTCGATCGAGTTCTGGCGATTACTGTAGTCCTGCAGGCGCGCCTCTCGAGTGATAAAGCCGAGGTCTTTGGTCGGGTCTGCGTATCGCTGAGAGAACTCTTGGAAAGAGAACGATCGATGACGCAGGATCTGTCGAGCAATGTCACGGGTAGTAGTGATCTCCATCACGGCGTGCGCCATCTCGAACGGCGACCAGTGCTTGTTCTTACGCAGATACCTGATCAGCCTGGTGCCGGTCTCAGTGTTCGCCTGGTTGCCGGGGTTAGATACTCGAGCCGCGTAGGCGATGAACTCGTCGCCGCTGTCGCATGCCAGCTTATCGACCGATGTCGTCTTAGCCACTAATTTCGCGTGATGCATTTCCATAAGCCTCAATAAAGTTTAGTTGCGCTTGCCTGTTATGACTGTAGCACATAGACAGAGAGATGAAAGAGTAGTCTTTCTTCGTGATGTCGTCGATGGCGGCGTGTTTGCCCTCGAGCTTCGAGTAGAAGAGTTCTTGTTCTTTTAGACTGCGACGCGCTTCCACTTGCTCAGCTCCATCTCTGCACGTAGACCAGAATAGGTGTTAGAGTCGATCGCCGCTACTACTTGGTCGATCGACATGTTTCCGTATCTTACCATATCATTGATATCCTTGTACACTATATTTTCTGGCCAGAAGCAAACTTTGTATCCCTGCTTCGCTGCCTTACCCATCTTCTTCACCGTCTCGGCGGCTCGTCTCTCGTTGTCGTACACCACTACCATGTCCTCCGCCGCCGCCACGGTCTGAGCCAGGCGAAGGTCTCCGCCGGCCGTAGCCAGAGCGTTGGGCAGGAACATGGCGTCGATCGGTCCCTCCACGACATATGTCTTACCAGTCTGAAGAGTATCTAGGCCGTAGATCTTGGGCACGCTCTCGTCCAAGACGATGGTGATGTACTTAGACTTAGACCTCGGGTCCATGGACCTACCCTGCAGGGCGTGTACTTTAGAGTCCTTGTTGATGAAGGGAATAACTAGGCGCGGCTCGTCTTTAGCCAGAGCCGACTCCGAGAACTTGTCGGGGATAAGAGTGTTGACGTACTTACAGAAAGCTTCGGTGACGAACAGCTTGTAGTGACACTCGGTAGGGATCTTTCTCTCCATCACGTACTTCTTGATGGGGTCGTTGTGATGGAGAGCAGACACTCGAGTCAGACCCTTAAGCGGCTCTGAGTTCTCGAACACCGGCCGGAAGTTGAAACCTACCGGAGGCATGACCTTTGGAGGGATGAACCCGGAGGCTCCCTCTCGCATCATCTCGAGCTTGTACTCTTTGTAGAGAGATTCGTCGAGAGTCTGAATGAACTTGGGCAGACTCATAGACGC